CATCTATCGACTTATGCACGACCGGAGAGGTTACATCCCATACGCGATATTCGAACCTTTGCAAGGAACGATTATAGCGTCGGGGTAAACTTCTCATGCCGATTGGTACGGCACGGAGAGACGGGCAGGTTAAACCCTGAGACGTCTCAGGAATTGGCCCATATATACGGGTCAACTCCCCTACGATAACGTCGTAGGTCGTGTAATACTGTTTATCATAGAAGGAATTCGCGTAAGCGATCCAACTAGTATAAACATCAGGGCGAGGTGATGTAGACCAAATAGTCCTAATACGGACAGGGGTGACATTAATGCCTTGGAAGGCATCTACGCCACATGACTCTCGAAAGAGTCCTTTGGTGCAGCTCTTATCACGGTTTACTCGTAAACCAAATGATTCGAGGTGTCTCATCGCGTTCTCCGCGTAAGCGGTTGGGACGATTACATCATCACCATACACTAAAATACCCTCGCGGGTATTCGCATCGGGTGCACCGGCTGTTAGGATAGCCCAAACTGTAAGTGCCAATATAGGGAAGCATAAACTGCTACCCATTGGCGCGAACTTTTTGAGCGCTATCTCCTTTCCATCCGGGAGCACCGTTGATAAACTCCTGCATGCTGCCAAGTACTCATATATATGAGGAGGAAACAGCAGGCGAACTAAGTCAACCGAAACGCGATCAGAGGCCTCATTGAGGTCAAGGGTCGCGTACTTTCCGGCTTGGGACCCAAATAGGGCTCCAAACTGGTTCGGTTGCTGATTGGTAAAGAATACATTCCACTTGGTAAGTGGATTGTTCTCTACCCAGTCAACTATGGCACGGCCTAGACCTTGCTGTACCCATTGAAAATCAACGGGTTCGCAAGATATAAGGCGTGGACCACGAGAGTCCTTTGGCACGAGCAAAACTCGCGCTGGAAGGTCTCTGTCCGTTACACCTATAAAGGTGTTGTTACGATCACAGACGTGTCCTAGAGATGCACAAAAATATGCATCAAAGGGGTAGACGTCAGTGATTCGCTTCGAGACATTAGTGAACTCAAACTTGGCCCAAAGGCGTTGCTTAGTAGCAACCACCCCAGGACCATGAGAGGGTACAATATTGCTCGGGTCGAAACAGGTTCCGTACGTCGCATAGGTCCCATCAAGGTATTTTGCCTTGCTGAGCCATTTGCTACCGTCTGAATATCCGAAGAGGACATTCAGTAGGATACGGGCCTCGCGGGCTACAAAGGTCGGAGAAGACGTATTAAAACGTCGACGATAATCTTTGTAACCTTTATCAAGGTCAGCCTCAATAGAATTGAGGTTCAATGATATAGTTGAGAGATCATCCTCCGTTCTTTCGAACTTCTGGATGACGTCCCTCTCTTGTTTATCGGTGTAGTCGAGCTCATATTTGTAAAATACAAATAAGATATCGCGCAACACTTTGATGCTTGATATGCATGGACTGGTAAGGGGTATACCGGAGCTATTCAGTACTCTACTGAAGAATTCACCTAAGAAATTAGGCAATTCACCAAAGTGCCCAGAATTAAATCTGTGAACTTTGGCTGTCAGTGGAGTATCTAGCGACAAGGCTTTATCAAAGGCCTTGCCAAGCTTCGGCATAGTTTTAGTAATAAAACTTACCCCCTCGGTTAGGACTCTGCGGCGTACAACATCAGTTGTAAGCCTCAGAGAACGTTCGTTAAACACTAATCCATGACGTTTGTGAACGTCGTAGAGAAGTGCGGCGATGATGTTAACAACGTCATCTAAGCTATTATGGATGCCCATATGGGTGATCCTCTTAGCGTATCGCAACGACCCTACGATCCGTGTATTACAAACGGAAAGGTAAAGAAAGGACTGCAAGTGAACACTCACAATCCTCAAGGGAGTACGATCCAAGATCTCATTGATGAGATCGCAGAACGTCCTCACCTCGCTCGTCCTGAGCTAAGAGAAGTAGGGAAGTGGTCTAGGAGCTTGATAGCAACTCTGCCATCAAAAACCTATACACAACTATACTTCAAATATACCTGGACAGGCGCTCAACCTCTCAAGAAATAAGGTAGTGGGAGGGCTAGATAGCCCCCCTACTACCGAATTCCTGGCACTTAGGACGGGGAGATTAAATCTCTCCGTTTAGAAGTGCTCGGGCTCCGTTCCCAGTGCAGTCGTACAATATTGTCGTGC